TTGCCCCGTCTGGTTTTGCGCCATGTTATGCGCCCACCAACCATGCTCTGCCAGAAGTCCGCACAGTTCATCTTCAAAGCGGTTACCTACTGTGCGGTTCACCGTTGATTGCTTCATCTCATAACACCTACCTCCATTCGTACTCTTTGCCGTACTTCTTCCTGTACCATTCCTCAAACCGCCGTCTGTTTTCTTCATCCTGGAAGTAGCTTTCCACTTTCCTAATAAGGATGGAACAGAGGGGCTTTTCTTCCAGCAACACAGTCAGCATGTTTAATCATCGTGGACAAACTTCTTTTCGTAGTCATCCAGAATGGCAATGCTGGTCTGAACGATGGAGTCAGCCTTTGCGCCCCGGCGCGTCCCGGCAAAGACAGAACTTACTTCGGTCTTATCGGTCACGATGCCGCGCTTATCCAATTCCAAAATCAGCCAGACAAAAGAGAGTCGGTGACGCTTCAAGCGTTCACGTACACTATCAAGTTCCTCCACGGTAGATACCTCCTTCCTGTCTTTAAGTTTGCAAACAATAGTTGACAAGAAGTCCTTCAATGCTTATAATAAAGATGCCACTCTTATATAGCATTGGGAACTCTCCGGGGCTAAAAATTACCGCCCCAGAGGGCGGGTTTCTTGCGCCCTTAAACAACTCTTGTTGACAATTCATAGTATAATAGGGATTTCCCAATTTGTCAACACCTTTTTAGAGATTTCCCAAAATAAATTTCTCAGGAGGTTCCCTATGACTACTATTGACCGCATTTTGCAGTTACAGGAAGAACGCGGATTGAACAACAAAACCCTTGAAACAGAAGCGGGTTTAACCAATGCCAGCATCACTTCATGGAAGAAGGGTAAATATGCCCCCGGTGTAGATGCCATCGTGAAATTGGCACGTTACTTCGGTGTCACCACGGATTATCTGCTCTGCATGTCTGATACCCGCAACCCGTCAATAGGGATTTCCCTAACCAGCAAGGAACAGTTATTGGTTGACGCTTACCGCTCCGCAGACGATGATGGACAGTTCCGTATTATCCAGGTCTGCATGAACGCCCGTGATGCAGCGGCAGAAAAAGGGGAAAGCGTCAATGCCGGGTAATAGACTTTGTAAAATGGAGGAACGAACATGTATGAAGAAATAAAGACCGCCTGCCTGTACGTGCGCTATTCCAGTGCCAACCAGACGGAACAATCCATTGAAGGACAGATAAGAGTATGCCGGGACTTCTGCAACCGCCACAATATCCGCGTGGTGGAAGTTTACGCAGACCGCGCCACATCAGCCAGCAAGGATATTGAGAAGCGCGTTCAATTCTTGAAGATGATAAAGGACTCTGAGAAGCATACGTTTGATGCAGTCATCGTCTACAAACTGGACAGGTTCTCCCGCTCCCGCTATGACAGTGCCAACTACAAATACAAACTCAAGAAGAACGGTGTACAGCTTATCTCTGCCACGGAGAATATCAGTAATGACCCAGAGGGTATTATCCTTGAGTCCGTCCTTGAAGGTATGGCTGAGTTTTACAGTGCGGAACTCTCCCAGAAGATAAACCGTGGTCTGCGTGAGTCAGCCTATAAGCACAACTCCCTGGGTGGACAGATACCCCTGGGTTATAAATCGGAAGGTAAGAAGTTGGTCATTGATGAAGATACCGCTCACATCGTCCGGGAAGCATTTGAGATGTACGCAGAGGGTGAAAGCGTTGCTGAGATATGCCGTACCTTCAACGCCAAAGGGTACAAGACTTCAAAGGGTACGCGCTTCGGTAAGAGTTCATTCAGCAAAATCTTCCGTAATGAGAGATACTTAGGTGTGTACCAGTTCCATGACTACCGCGCAGAGGACGCGATACCTGCTATCATTGACCGCAAACTGTTTGACCAGGTACAGGCACGTATGAAAACCGTAGCCAAAGCACCAGCCCGTAACAAGGCTAAGAGGGCTTACCTTCTCGCAGGCAAGCTATTCTGCGGTCACTGCGGTTGCAAGATGAACGGCAGCATGAATACCAACGGGTATTCCTATTATGAGTGCTACGGCAAGAAGAACCTCCACAAGGACTGCCATAAGAAGAACCTGCGGAGAGAGTTCATAGAGGATGTAGTAGTCCGCGATGCAATGTCCCTGCTCACGGATGAAAACATTGAAACGATAGCGGACGTGGCAATCCGCGCCAACGCGCAGGAGATGGAGAACACAACCAACATTCCTTCCCTTCGCGGCAGACTGCACGAAACACGGGTGTCCCTTGATAACCTGACCAAAGCTATTGAGTCAGGGCTTGCCCCGGAAACACTGGTCAAGCGCATGGTGGAGTTGGAGAAGGAAAAGAAAATCCTTGAAACTGAACTCCGCAATGAGGAAAAGGACGTAGTGTATCTGGAAAAAGCCCAGGTCATCTACTGGTTGGAGCAGTTCAAGGATGGAGATATTGAGGATGAAGATTTCTGTAGGTTGCTGGTAGACCTGTTCGTGAACTCTGTGACCGTATGGGATGATGAAGATGACTACTTCACCATTACCCTTGCTTACAATCTGACTTCTCTGCAAAACAAAACGTACCGCCTATCAAAAGGCGGTACGCCGTTGTCGGATTTCACGCTCAATGCACCACCATTGAGTTCAAATCCGACAATTCAAGGAACCCTCATGTACCACACCATTTCCCGTCCGTGTGAACGGGCAAAGCGTGGCAGACCTTGTAAGTCTTAATCATCAGTATCAGGAATTTTGAGAACCTGTCCCGTGTAGATGGTATCACTGGTCAGACCGTTCATGGTCTTAATCTCCGTGTATCTCTGACCCTTGCCCAGGAACTTCTTAGCGATTTCCCAGAGAGTGTCACCCTTCTTTACGGTGTAGGATACGTAGGCAGGTTCAACTTCCTCAGGAGTAGTGGCAACCACCACGCCGCCCTTCTGAGTAGTGATATACGCGTCAGCGAACCCTGCGGCTCTCACACGGACAAGCTGTGCATCGGCATTGCTCTTAATGCTGTATGCACCCACCTGAACCTTGTAGAGGTTGTCCACCAGGGTAATCAGTGCGTCAAATCCCTTCGCCTGAACTGCGGCAAGCTGACGGTCAGCATTGGCACGTTTGGAGTACGCGCCCACCTGCACACGGTAAAGGACTGCTGCTTCTACAGGTTCATCTTCCGTTTCGTCAGCGTACTTATCGTAGTAGGTCTGACCGTAACCAGCGCGGCGGTTCTGAGCAGTCACACTCTGGTCAGCAGGACGCTCATAGCCAGTGAGGATTGCATTGGACGCAGCCAGTACGGAAGTGGCACTGTTCAGTACCTTCATTACAGAGGTATAGCCCTGCAACTCCTTCCACATGAAGTCAAGCTGCATACCCAGGTCACCAATGGACTTACCCGCGCTCCGGGCATATTCCAGAAGTGCCTGCTTGCGACTCCAATACGTCCACTGTGCCAGACCGTAGCCTGCGGAGTCCTTGATGAAGTTATCATAGGAACCGTTGTCCACGGCAGCAGTGTAGGCAGCATCGGTGTAGCCCAGTTTCTTTTCATAGGTATTCTGCAAGTTGGTAGGCTTGAAAGCAGACTCAGCGTACAGGTTGCCCATGATGCCAGCCACGGCAAAGTCATTCAGACCCTTGCCCTTGAAGAACTTCCAGATAGTACCCGGTACATCATCAGCAGGCGCGGTCACTTCCGGGGTGGAAGGAGCAGGAATGACCTGCTCCACTGCACCCAGGATTTCATTGACCTTCGCCGCAATTTCACTGTGACGCTCATAGAGGTACTGTCCGGGACAAGCCTTGTTTGCAAACCAGCGATGGACAGTCATATTCTGCTTATCCACCTGACCGATAAGGGACTTGTCCGCTTTCCACAGCAGACGCTTGATGCCGTTGCGCTTGCAAATATCGGCAACCAGTTTAATCAGTGCGTCATACGCCGCAGCAGTGACGGCATAGGGATGACTGGTATCACTGGCAACCTCAATGGTGATAGCGCGGTTGTCATTGTCGCGGGAGGAAGTACACCAGCTACGGTCTTTCTCGTCCACAGACAGACCAATGGAACCGTCTTTACCAACTACGTAGTTGGCAGAACAGTCACGGTCAGTAGTGGCAAAGTAGTCACAGCCCTGCTTCGCCGTCCACTGTCCCACGATACAGTGAATGGTGATGGTGTCAATCGCGTGGTTACGCGGACTGGATTTCTTAGGAGAAATCCGCGTGTAGGTTACAAGCGGCGAATTGCTCATGGTTTAGCCCTCCTTCCCGGAAGCGTTCTCACCAGTATGTTCAGCATTTTCCTTCAATACCTCAATCGCCTTGACCACAACGGCAGGAATAGGAACTCCCATCAGACCTGCGTTCTCAATGATAGAGATGGTTTCGTTTGCAATGAAAGCGATAATAGCCGCATCACGGATGAAAGTGGAACCCATCACCAAATCCAGACGGCAAGCCACAAGGACAATGAGCAGAGTCACACCCTTACGGCACAGACCCTTCCAACCAGCACGGCTTTCCAGTGCGCCGTTTTCGGTCTTAGGGGAAGTGTGGAACACACCAGCCACAACAAGACCAGTGAGATAATCCACACCCATGAAGATAAGCAGCGTAGTCATGGCAGCATCCCAACCTCCAAACGCGGAAGCAATGACACTTCCTACCACACCAAGAGCAGTGCAAATAGTAGTTTTCATAGTTTTGTACCTTCCTTCTTATGTTTTATAAAGGAGAGGGTCAGGGCTGACCCGCCCTCTCCCTGGTTACCAGTTACTCACTGTAAACTTCCCAGCCAGCGGGGTACGTATCGGGACTCCAAGTGTTTGCGTCAATGACGGACACATACAGAGTACCGTTGTAGCTGACAATATCGCCCTTGTTATATGCGTCAGTCGCACCCAAAGGCTGAACCCATTCAGGGTATCCGCTTTCGGTTACGCCGATTGCCTTATACAGGCTGACGGCTGTATCGGGTGTCCACTCCGCAGCGGAAGTGTGGTCTTGCAAGACCTGATAAAGCTGGGGGTCACCCACGGAGTTCACACCGTAGGAGAAAACGTCTTTGGTCTTGTAAGCCTTGCCTACAGCGTAGGCGGGGTAGATAGACGGAACTTCCAGCATCATTTCAAGCTGGGTTTCACTGTCCAGAGTCCCTACAAAGAATTGCAGGGCAGTACGCATCTCAAGCGCAAGCTGTGTCATGTTACTCATGGCTTAGTCCTCCTTCCCAGTCAGAAGCGCAGTCATGGCTTTCTCCAATTCCTGCATCTTCGCGTTCATCGCTTCCTCCTGCTTCTGCTGCTGGGTCTTTTCGCCCAGTACGAACCAGGAACGTCCCTCCACGGCACGATTGCTCATAAGGCGCATGTCGGTGAAGGTTTCAGTGGTTTCACCATCGGAGATGGTTACGGAACCAAGATTGCCCTCAAACACGGAGTCCTCAATGACCCCTTCGGCAATGTAGTTGTTGCCGTTCAGTTCAAGGTTCTCAAGCTTAGTACCGTCATTCAGGGTGATTGTGTACATCGTGATATACCTCCTTCTTTAATTGTGCAAAGAGGGTATTCATGTTTTCCCTCTGTTGCTTGCTCATAATGCGATAGTGATTGCACATCCAGGAATTGAACCAATCATCAAATTCCTTTTCAGTGAGAATGTGGACAAGCTTCTTCATCTTCCTTCTCATACAGGTCAACCGTTTGGGATTGATTTTCTGTATGACTCTGCCAGTATCCGTCAGCGAATACTGAACTTGCAGGAAACGCCATAGTTCCGAAAGCTTACATATCCGGGTCTTGCGGGTGTTTACGGTGATACCTAACTCACCTGCGATACGGATTATGTCTTTAAGCAGTTCCTCAAGAAACTCTTTGCTTTCGTGGATTGCGTAACTGTCATCCATGTAGCGTCCGTAGAACTTTACGCCCTTGACAATCTTCACGTAGTTGTCAATCGGTATCGGGTAGATTATCCCGGCTACCTGCGCCACCTGGTCACCTATGTTCAAGTGCTTGTACATGTACTTCTCACCAGTACGCAGGGACTTATCAATCCCGTAGTATTCCAGTGAGTTGAAAACGGTGTCCATGCAGCCTGCGTATTCTTCATCGGTCATATACGAAACGTCAACCTTAGAGCGGTCAATGACCTTACGCAGGAACTCCAACGCGTGTTCATCGTGGATGTACTTCTCAAACTGTTCCATCAATACGTCATGGCGTATGTTGTCATAGTATTTGGAGAAGTCTATCAGCAGGATATAACCGTCATTGGACTTGTGCTTCTGGTAATACTTCCGCAGGTGAGTCACCAACCGTCTGCGCTGGAAGTCAATGCCCTTACCAACCTGACTTGCGCCGTTATCGTAGATAAGGTACTTCCTTACAGCCGGGGTGAGGATTTCATCGCATAGCGCGTGTTTTGCAACTCTGTCACGTATCTGTTCACCTGTAATCGGTCTTACCTTCCCTCTTTCGTGAAGAATGAACTCCGTATTGGATGAAAAGTGGTAGTCCCCGCTTTTCAATTCTCTCTGTAAATCTGCCAGTTCCAGAAG